CCAATTCAGCATACTGGAGTCCACCTTGATAGTCTACAGGACTAAAATAGTAGTGTCCTGCTACGTATGGACGTACATATAAGATCTCAATATTTTCTTTGCTTGTTCCAAATGCAGGTATACGACGTAATTCGTCTTGCATTTTGTGCTTTGACCAGTCTGGACAATAGTAGAAAGCCTCTACATCGCCCTCATCATTACACTTTTCCATAGCCAATGTCTCTACTGGCATATGTTCAACCTGTGCAATAGTCTTACGATCCTTAGAATAGATCACTTGCATTGCACATTGTCCCATCAATTTAAGGTCGTATACCAACTTTCGTACACAATCCTTATTAAGTAATGTTACTGCTTTAGCATAGTCCTCTGGCTTTTTGTTGCTATCAGTAGCGTCAAGTCCCTTACCATAAACCATTTGTGATACTCCATTGATAACTGCATTATTCGTAGGAGATCCAGTGTATCGCTCAATTAAGTAATTAAAGTAACTATTGTCGCTACCATAAGTAACGTAATTGTCTCGTTTACTGACTTTTATTTCTGGTGCAGTGTACGAGTTTAACTGGACAATTTTTATTTCGCTCATTATTCGTAGATTATGTAATCGTTAGTGCTTTCGTGTTCCGTGTATACGTCTTTATTGACTGAATACGTGTCGTTATTAACTTGATCAATAGTCTGATCAGTACAGAACAAGCGACCACGATACAATAATTTATATTCTCCGTTGTCTAATGCTACAATATTAACATCTACAAACTGACCTTGCTCTAATTTAAGTGAATTTTTCTCTGCTCCAGTAATTGTATACGACATTCTATTATCTGTATACGTGGGAGATCCAGTATTGATCACTGACATTTGCGTAGATACATTTGTATACGTAAAGGTTACACTGCTATATTCTGCTCTAGGAACAAAATACATAATACTATCGTCTGTGGGTGTTATTACCTGCATATATATATAACAACGAATAATTTACAACTGGTGCATAGAAACAAAAAAAGGGAAGTACATAGTACCCCCCTCTTCTAAATGTCAGTCAGATTCGGTTATGCGTCGATCTGAGTAGTGCTAATTGTAAAGTCCGTAGACAATGTTCCTTCGTAGAAGTTAGCAGGTTTTTTCTCCATACCCTGCATAGTCAAAGTGTATCCAGATAGATCTCCCATACCAGATCCAGTTACTACAGTACCCCCGTTACAATCCATACCATACTCAAGTCCACCTACAAAGATGTTACCATTGTTATCCTCTACGAATAATTTTGGTCTAGACGTAGCCAATAATGCGATCTCGTCGTGTGTTGCTTTGTCTAGTTTCTTGAACTGCAATGTTAATGTCTGATCGTAGAACGTAGTACCATTTTCTCTACTAGAAGTAATAGTTTGTTCAAATGAACTAGTGCCTTTTAGATCGTATACATACAAAGTACCAGTGCTAGTGATCCCAGAGATTGCAGAACTACTAGATTCGTATGTAACATCGTCTATATCAAAGATGTCGAAGTCTCCGAAATACACCTTAGTCAATCCACCTACTGAATCTTTACAAGGTTCTTTTCTACCCGTTGTTAATGTACAAGCCATATTTTTTTTTATTAAAAAAGGGCAGACAAGCCATTGCCTACCTGCCCTCTTTGATTATTGTATTACTCTATTAAGAATATAGTACACAATCAGCACCAATGCCGTATTGTACACCTGCTGTAAATCGCATTACTACACGAACTTGTTGTGATCCGTCGATATTTGCCATATCGATAACCTTCACTTCATTGTGGTCGCTTAACAATCCAGTACCGAAGTACAAGTTAGATTTTTGAGCAGCGATTGCTTTATTATCTGCTAGTCCGTTTGCAACTGCAAGTTTAACTCCGTCGAACATTAGTCCTTGACCATTGTACCACATAGTACCTTCAGCATTAAGACCATTGCTACCAAGACCTGCTGCACCAAATCCACCTAATGCACGAATGTACGCACGAGCGATGTTTTGAGATACGTAGATTGTTAGATCTTCTTTTCCGTATAATGTAGAAGGAATGTCGTCTACAATTTTACCTAACTCAGTGATTACGTTAGCCGCAGATACAGTAGTACCAGTAACATCAACTACATCTGAATCAGCAGTCATACGTGATACGAAACCTTGAAACTCGTTTGCAGCAGTACCACCTGCCCAGATTTTTTGCTCAACGAATTGAGATACTTGCTGTGATGCGTGAGCGATCAAGAAGTCGCTAAACTTAGGAGGCAAGTTGTCAAATGCAGAGTAACCCATTTGTACTGCTTCCCAGTCAGACTGGAATTGATCCTTACACAAGATCATATTTTGTTGGAACTCATCTGGCTGAAGGATACGCTCGTTCAATGAGATGTCTGCTGTGTCATCAAATGCACAAGATGCATCTACAATACTCGATGTATCAGTAGCAAGTGTTTTAAGTACTGACTTGTACTTTACGTTAGGCTTAACAGTAACAAGACCATTAGCCAAAGTGTTACCAGACAAAAGTGCTGCTGAGATATACTCACCTGCAAACTCTCCTGCATAGGTAGTCGTGATAGTTGGTTGTGGTTGTGCCATAACTCTCTTTTCTTAAAATTTAATTTTTAATATTGTTAATTCTTTCTAAAATTCGATCCATTGGTGTCATAGCATTACGCTTCATACCGATCTTTTTTAGATTCACTTCAGTCTCGGCTTCTGGATTGTGTTTGATTGGTTCTGCACTTGGCTTTGCCAATTCAGCAGACAATTCTACTTCCTCTTCCTTAACTTCTTCAACTTCTGAGGACATTTCTTCTTTTTCCTCTTCCATTGATTCTTCTTTTTCCTCGCCAGATACCATAGCCTTGACCTCTTCGATCATATCTTTCATCTCAGCTACTGCTTCAGCAAGTTCTTCTTTAGATGCGTAGTTCATTTCAACTACCTCTTCTTTTTTTACTTCTTCTTCCATTGATGTTTCTTCTACTTCCTCAACTTTTTCTCCAAGCGATGAGATTATACCTTCTTCGGCTACAACAAGTGATCTGCCGTCCTCTAGTTCGTATTCGCCAATAGGTAGTGGTACACGCTCGTCGTCTGTTACTATAAATACTGCATTCTCTGCGGAAAAATCTTCTGCTTCAAGTACTGCACCATTATCTAGTTTCATCTGAGCAAACTCGTACCGACTTAGAAAAGCCTCGAAACGTTTTAACAAATTGGTTGCTTTCATTGTATATATAACTATTACTGATTACTAACTGGGCGTTTAAGACGTTCTACTAATGTTTCCGATACCTTGATTAATTAAGTGTCCATTACAACAATCAATTCTATAAGTATCTTCGTCTTTACACAAACAAGCACGTCTACTATTAGTTGGACTTGTATTGCTAGGTGTGATAAAATCCTTTTGTCGCATTACTTACGTTTTATTGGTACACAATTAGGAACTTCCTTACCGCCTTTCTTCTTAGTACCGATTTGTTCATATCCGTCCCAACAAGGTTTTTTAAGGATCTCCATTGATGACAAGCCTAACTCATTAAGTTTAGATTCTGCCCATCGTAGTCCTGCTTTACCACCCCAACTATCGTACATTAGTTTACCACAACCATCAGAGTAACTAGTACTAGCGTCTAGGTCTTTAGCGTGTCTAGTGAGGTACGATGCCATTCGCTTGATAGTGCTTACACTGATTGGTCGTCCATTAGCTAATTGGTTTGCTCTCTGCTTACCTACAGGAGTGCCACAAGATCCCCAACCATTTTTATCAGCCCATTCCAAAGCACGTTTAGCATTGTTCTTTACTCCACTAGGATAGTCGCTGTAAGACTCTAACTCTACATTTCCAGTTTCTTGAAAAGTTAATATCATTTCGTGTAACTGATCCAATATTTCCTGTGCGTATGTTTCATCACTCACAGAAGATAGTTCGCTTTCGGTAGGTTTCTCAGCCTTGTCAGCAAAGTATCCCTCGATACTGAATCCTTTTACTTTACCAGTCTTTACGTAGTTATTCCATATATCGTCGTTGTCAACTTTTACTGTACCAACCCAAGTACCTTTAGGCAAAGACATATTGTATAACTTAGACTTATCCATTTCTGGATCATCTACTATCCAAGACTCTACAAGTGTAAGTCCTTTAATAGCCTCTTCGTGTTCCAGTGTTGAATTAGATTGGTTTCCTGCTTTCAAGAACATTTGAGATGCTTGGAGTACAGTGTTACGAGAAAAGTATATGTAGTATTCCTTGTCTCCATCCTTACGAAATATCGGTTTATTTGGAATTAACAATGGACCTACAAGGATCTTCTTTTCCTTATCTGCTTCTGCAAATTTGTATTCTTGACTTTTAAGTGCTACAAAGTCCTCTTCGATAGCAGGTTCTTCTACTACGCTGATCGCTTCTACTCCACTAGCCAATTCAGTGTCTGATAATATCAATTCAATTATTTCCATACTTATATAACCTAAGAGATTTATAAACTAGTCGTTTCAATAATGTTTCTATCTAAACTTTGTGCAGTAGTTACGTCTTGCGATACCACATATGCTTTGATAGGTTGTTTTTCTTGTCCGCCTATTGCATCAGCCAATTGACTAGATCCACCTTGACCTACGATATTGAATGCAGGTTGTATTGCACCTCCACCAGATGTTGCAGGTACTGATATTCTAGGTGCTGATCCACCACTACCCCCTGCCTCACTAGCGGTTTCTTGTGCTGTTTTCATTGAAGATCGTATGCTACTAACGATACCAATGGCTTGTATAGCAAATCCTGCAATCGGTATAAGGTTAGCAGGGAACGGGGCACTACCTGCCGCTTTAGCAGCACCCTTCGCTACGTCTGTACCTGCTTCTGCCGCATTCATAGATGCCTTAGACAAAGTGTTCTTAGCATTCATTATCAATTCACGTAGTGCTAGTGCTTGTTTTGCAATGAACAATGCCTTGCCTACTTTAGACTCAGCCCCTGCCGCGTTGATTACAGCGTCTAGCCCTTGTGCTACCAGTGCCTTTTTCGTATCGGTAATAGAACGTTCCATTTCTATTTCTTGATTACCAAAGTCTTGCTTGGCTTTTGCTATTGCCATTTCTGCATCTACTCTGGCTTGTGTACCCTCGTTCGTATTGGCTAGGATCATTTGCAGTCGCTCTAACTCGATCTGCTTTTCCATTTCCAATGCTTGTTGCTTGAACAATAAACGTTGATACTCTGACTTCTCACCCTCTGCAAAGAAGTTTGCTTCTGCAATAGCCATTTCGTTTGTTGCTTCTGCTCGTGTGTTATCTAGGTCAAGTAGTTCTTGTTTAAGTGCTACCTCGTTTGTTAATTGCTCTGACTTGAATCCTGCTACCTTTGCATCAATCGCTAACATTTCTGTTTGCAGGTTATACATCTCAGCAGTCAACTCGTGGCTTTCTCCTTCTAGATCAATTTGCTCTTGCAAAGCAGTCATACGATCTTGTATCGCATTCTTTTCTTCTTCCGATTGTTCTTTAAGTACTTCTGCTAATTTGTTGTTGGCATCAATACGTTCCTGCACACTTAGACTAACGTCGTCTCTGATCTGACGTTGTTGCTCTGCCTCTAGGTCGTACTGCTCGATTAAACGTTGACTCTGTGCTTCCAGTAGTGCGTAATTGTTTTTATTGTCTACTACCTTTTTAGCATTACTAGCAATAGTTTCAAGGTCAATAGTTTGTATTGCGTTTGCTGTTTCTTCTGCTACCGCTTGTGCTAGTGTTCCTACCTCACCAACGGCTTCTACGAAATTATCGGCAATTTGTTTTCCCCCATCTTTAATGCGTTCAGTGGTTTCGCTGATCTTATCACTTGTTGCTTCGATGTCTGCTTGTAACTGAGCGATCTTTTCTGGATCTTTACCACCAAGAAACGATTTTTCCCAAGCCAACTGCGCTTTTTGTACACCAAGTACGATACCTTGTATATTAAGTACGATAAGATTGATCGCAATAGACAATGCACCGCCTAGTACTTTTTGTAATGCATCAAATCCGCCAGTCGCTTCACTTACACTATTGTATACAGATATTAGTCTATCAGTAATTTCCTTGAATACCATACCAACAGCAGTGAATACAGTTTCTACGGTATCTGCTACTGCTTGGTTTCGCATCATTGCTTCACTCAACTTTTGAAACAATGCTAGAACAAGACCAATACCTGCCGCTTTCATAGCAAGACCAACACCCTTGAATCCTTTGGCTAGTCCTTTAACTGCCTTAGTGGTTTTGCTGTTTTGCTTTTCTAGGTTCTTGATCTGGTTTTGCAGTCCCTCAACTTGTTCCTGCTGTGCATCCTTTAGTGCTGTGATCTGTCCAGTAAGATCTTCTACACCTTTGGTTGCTTTATCAAGTTTTGCTTCTATTTCTAGTGTGTACTTATCCATTGCTTGTTTATTAGTTTAATGGCTTCTAACAACTCTTTACGTGTTTCTGGTAGTTTGTATTTACCTTTTGCTATATCGACGTTAGGAGTGCTGTGAGTAAATTCCATATCCAGTAACGTCATTATGTTTTCTAACATCTCTACTCGTTTAATAATTCTAACTTACTTTCTCCTGTTAACAGGTTTGTGCTAATACTATTGATCTTATAACTCTGTCCATTTATTACTAGACGATCTGCCAGTGATACATTTACTAGTACACGTTGTGGTAAATAAGCGGTGAACTTAGATATACGCCTAGAAACATTGAATACGGATTCTATATAAGTGCTGTGAAAGTCATTAAACAATGTATTCGTATTTGTCTGTTCAGTCCATTCGTCTACTTCTGGATAAAAATGCAATGAGTCCCAAGTACTAGATGCACCACCTCCACGTTGGTTTGTGTTTAACGGAGACCAATACGCTGTATTTTGTACGTGGTTTGTTCCAGTATTATTAGCGCTAACTGCATTTACATAACTATAACTAGCACCAGTTTGTAGATTCAAATAGAAGATTACTGGCTTACCTATATAGGGTTCTTGATTGTCGTCTACACTATAACCCCATTGAAGATCAGTTATTGTTTGCGTATCTAAGTCGTATAGTCGCTCAAACTTCATATGCTCGTAAGGTGCTTCTATCTTATAAATATCACCTGAGAACGTAGTAGTAGAATTATCACTATACTCTTCCTTACCCCAAGTTTTGTTAAACAACTGGGTATGTACCTGCGCTAAGTACGTTTCGTTTCCTTGATACTGATATGAAACCTCTCTAAAAGGTAATGCAGAGTCAACTTCACTAACGGATGTGTCAACATAGTCTGTTATGTCATAACTTATTCCAGAGTTATAAAAACTGTCTAGATCTTTTACTACAATCTCGTCTTGAACGTCATCTACGTATACTACAAGGTTAAACATTTTAAGAAGTGCGGTAATAAAGTCTATGACTTTCATATCTGGAATCTGATCACGTATCAAAAAGTCAAACTCAGCAGGAATGTTAAAGAAACCACTATTGTATTGGTCAAACTGAACTATACCACCAGAATCTTCTGCCGATATTTCCCACTGAATATCTTGAACATCAAACGCGGCTCGTGTAATTATATACAAACGAATAGGTACGTTACGTGTGATACTAGACGATGGAATTACATAACTGCGGTTACCAGATCCCCAAGAACTCTCAAATAATACATTTCCAGATTGCTCTATTCTGAACTTGTAGTCGTCAGAGGCTGAAGATACGTTTGGTGTAATATCAACTAGGGTTTGTAGTATGTCAGCAGGATCTGCGTCTATACGTAGTCCACCTGCCCCTATGGTAGATACTTGACCATTAGCAGTAGAAAAGTCGTCTACATAGTACGTAAACGTAGTAGTTTGATCTCCAGTAGTTACGGGTCCTTTGGCTCTGTGCAACCACATATACAGATCTTTCCAACGTGTGTTAGTAGACGTGTCAAAGAAGTCATCACTGAAAGTAATTCCGTACTCTATTTCTATCGCTAGAAGAATGATCGGCAAATTTATTGCAAACTTTAACTCATTCCATTTTACTCCGTGTTGGTGTGTACCACTACCAGTGTGATAAAACAAGTTTCCGTCGTCAAGTATATGCGTAGCAGAGTTATAATGCAATCGCTGTGAGTGTGTAAGTAACGGGACTTGTATTGGTGCAGAGTACGTTGTTCCTTTGATTACAATGTTACGTTGGTTCCTTAATAGATCACGTATACCACCTGCACTGAATCTCAACTTACCACCATTGTACGTAGTGTTAAATTCATCTAGGAACTCAAGGTCTGCTAACTTGTCATCACCAAACTTCTCTTTTAAAGATACAGTGTTTCCGTAGAACGTTACTTTGTACGTGTGCGGTTTGTTGTCTTTTAAAGAAACTCCTTCTAGTTTAATGAATCCTTTTTTATACTCAGCGTGGTTTAATTCTATACTAGCGGTAACTCTAACTCTCGCATCGTAGCCGTCCTGTATATCAAAATTGTAGTAATGCTTGAATACTTTGTTGTTTGTTTTACTAGCAGGTAACGTAAACGATCGACTAAACTCAGTAAAGACTTTGCTAATATCTTTTACATTTTTAATCGTATCTGTAATAGTTACGCTTTCGTCATCAAACATATCAACACGATCGCCCTGTATGTACAATTGTATTGTTTGCATTTACCTAATGTTTTGAATAGCGTCGAATGAATATGTCATCTCAAGTTGGTACTCAACTAGTTTGTCGTTAACGTTGGTTTTATACGTGAGACTATTTGTATTTATGTTTACAGGTACTGATTCTGTGTAATCGTCTACATCCTTAGTGATCCAGACCTGTTCGCTTAACAAGATCTCTTTCATTATAGAATTGTAACTCTCGTCTACATAGCCTGTGTTCAAAAGTATACGTTCCTTACCCTGTACGTTAAAGTTTGCGTTGTGGTGTTTGTATCTGTCGTATTCTGTCGATCCAGAATTGAAGGTTAGTAACGATCGCTTGTAACTTTGCCTAGATACATCTATACTCTCAGTACTTCGTCTAAAGAAGAACACGCTCTGCTGTGCGCCATAACGATTTATGAAGAACAACTTGATTGGATCATACCTACATTCTGTTAAGGTTTTAATCTTTACAACTAGAGTCTCATTGTTGTCATTGATTACGTTTACTTGG